ATACACAGAGATTTTACAGTTTCCAAACTCAGCTCATGATGACCAAGTTGATGCTATGACAATGGCAATACATTACATGAAAGAGTCCTGGAGATTAACACATCCTGATGACCCATATATGGATGAAGAAATAAATAATAAAAAAAGAGTTGCATATTGGCGAGTTTAATGCTATAATATATGTAGGAACAAAAATATGTTAATAATGCTTAAAAAAATTTTTAATAAAAAAGTAAATGCTTCTGATTTAAATAATTACAGAAGAAGCAGTAATGCACGTTATGATGATGTGTGTATGTAGGAGAGGACATAATGGCAGTAGAAAAAAATCCATTCGATAAAAAAGAAGAAACAACAAATGTGGTATCTATTAATACACCACAAGAAGATAGTAATGTATCTTTTGAAGTAGACACTGATGGTGGTGTTGTAGTTAATTTTGGTGAAGAAGGAATAGAAGAAGAAGTAACTGCAAAAGAATACTATACTAATCTTGCAGATGATATGGATGCAGAAGTATTAAAAAAAGTTGCACACACAGTTTTAGAAAACTTTCAAGCTGATAAAGATTCTAGGTCAGAGTGGGACTCTATGTTTGAAAGAGGTTTTGATTTATTAGGATTAAAACTAGAAGATGCAACAGAACCTTTTGAAGGTGCTTGTACTGCAGTACATCCATTACTAATAGAATCTGCAGTTAAGTTTCAATCAAAAGCATCACAAGAATTATTTCCAGTAGGTGGACCTGTTAAGGCACAGATACTAGGAAAGCAAGATGCTATGAAACAAGAACAGGCAAACAGAGTTCAAAACTTTATGAACTATCAGTTGACTGAACAAATGCCAGAATACTTTGATGAGTTTGAAAGAATGCTTTTTCATTTACCTCTCATAGGTTCTGCTATAAAAAAAGTATATTATGATGCTGGTATAGAAAGACCAGTATCTGAATTTGTACCTATTGACCAATTCTATGTATCATACTATGCAAGTAATTTAAGAAAAGCAGATAGGTATACACATGTTATATATCGTAATCCTGTAGATATGCAAAAGGATATTGAGTCTGGTATTTATTCTGATATAGAATTACCAGAAGCATCTTATCCTAATCAAAGTAATCTATCAGAAAAATTAAATACTATTATGGGACTATCACCAACTGCAGAACATGACCCACAATATGTATTACTAGAACAACATTTACATCTTGATATCCCTGACCCAGAATGTCAAGAAGGCGAGTTTGCTCCCTATATTGTTACAGTGGAGCAAGAGTCTCGTCAAATACTAAGTATTCGTAGAAACTACAAAGCTAAAGATACAAATAAAGAAAAGAGGATGCATTTTGTCCACTATAAATTTGTACCAGGGTTTAGTTTCTATGGGTTAGGTCTTATACACTTCTTAGGTAATTTAACTATGACAGCAACTGCAGCTATGCGTAGCCTTATAGATGCTGGACAGTTTGCTAACTTACCTGGAGGGTTTAAGGCAAAAGGAGTAAGAATGGTGGGCGATAACGAACCTATTGCTCCTGGTGAGTTCAAGGAGGTCGAAGCGACAGGTATAGACTTGCAAAAGGCGATTGTTCCTCTCCCATATAAAGAGCCTTCCTCAGTGCTATACAATATGCTTGGATTTGTAACTGCTGCTGGACAGAAGTTTGCAGACAGCACAGAACAAATAGTTTCTGATGCTGCCTCCTCTGGACCTGTGGGTACTACTATGGCTTTACTAGAAGCATCTAGTAAATTCTTTTCTGGTATCCATAAACGATTACATAAATCACAAAAAGATGAATTTAAAATTATTGCAGAAATAGATTATGATTATCTACCTACAGAATATCCTTATGATGTTCCCAATGCAAGTAGAGAAATATTTAAAAAAGATTTTGATGGTGCAGTAGATGTAGTGCCTGTTAGTGACCCTAATATTCCAAGTAATGCACATAGAATGATGTTAGCAAATATGGCATTACAAATGGCACAACAATCACCACCAGGTATGTTTAACTTAGAAGCATTAAATAGAACAATATTAAATGCTGCTAATATGCCTAACATAGAAGAGATATTACCACAAGCACCAAAGCCACAACCTTTAGACCCAGTATCTGATATTGCTGCTGCTACAAAAGGTTTACCAATATCTGCTTTTACAGGACAAAATCATGATGCTCATATCCAAGTAAAGATGGCATACTTACAAGACCCAATGAATGGTGCTAATCCTATTATGGCAAGAGTAAGACCAATACTAGAAGCAAATATACAAGAACATACATTAATGAAATATCAAGAACAAATAAGTGGCACAACTCAAGTGATGATGGAACAAATGCCTAATATGGAAAGAAGTCCTACAGCTATAGAAGCTACAATGGCTGCTGCAGCTCAAGATGTTTTAAATGCTAATATTGCAATGGGCAAACAAATGACACCAGAACAACAGTTAGTAGCATTAGAACAAGCTAAAGTAGAATTAGAAAAAGAAAAATTAAAACTAGATGCTGCAAAAGAAAATGCAAAGATAGCAATAGAAGCACAAGAGTTAGATATCAAACGTCAAGCACAAATGATAGACGCACAGCATAAAGGTATTACTACTTCTTTTAAAGCACAAAAGAGTGTAGATGATAGAACTAGCAGAGAAGCCTTGAAACAATTAGACATAATGACTAAATTATCTATAGAGGAAGAAAAGATACAATTAGAACAACAAAAGATGCTTTTTGATTCTGCAAAGAAACAAGCAGAGGTAGAACAGAAAGAAGATAAAGAAGCATTAAAATTTGTTAAAGATATTAATAAATAATTTCTAGGGATTATTAATTTTTACTGACTGACCTAGCAGACAAGCCAAGACAGTAAAATCACAAAGGAGAAGAAAATGGCAAACACAACTTTTAATGGACCAGTTAGGTCTACCAAAGGTTTTCAAATAGCAACGAGAGATGCAAGCTCAGATGTTGAAACAACTAGAATGAGTTCAGGTATGCCTGACTTAACTGGTTTAACACTTACTGATACAGCTACTGGTGCAAGCATTACTTTAGTCGACAACTCATTAAATGTAGTTGATTACACTGGTGCAGCAGCTTGTGCAGCAGCTTTACCTGCAGCAACACAAGGTTCTGTATGTATTTATGTTCAAGCAAAAGATACAACTGGTGGAACAAATACTTTAACATTTAATGCAGCAGGAAGTGATGTTTGGGCAACTGGTTCAGTTATTGAATCAAGAGGAAGCTCTGAAGTAACATTTGATATTTCTGCAGCAGGTGAAACTCAATTAGTTTTTACTCCTGCTAATGCAGCTACCAATCTTTTTACAACTGGAAGCATGATAGCTTTTATTTGTTATGAAACAGGTACATGGACTATTGCCTCTAAGATGGGTGGAGCAGATGATGCTACTACTGGTGCTTTTGCATTCGCAGCATAATAATAACTAAGGAGAAAACTTATGTGGAGTAAACCTATTATAAAAGAAATAAGTGTGGGCTTAGAAATTAATTGCTATGCCTGTGCTGAACTATAATGGAAATATTTGACGAAGTATTAAAAGCCTATAGTGAGGAATCTAAAAATTTAAAAGAAACATTAGGTAATGGTTCTGCAGAAGATTATTCTCACTATAGGCAATTAGTTGGTTCTATTGCAAGTATAGAATGGGCAACACAAACATTAAAAAGAATTTTAAAAAATAGAATGGAGAACGATTAATGCAACAAGTGGCTTTAGGAAAAGCAATGAAGAATAGTTCTTGGATATCTGATGATAATAAAATAGACCCAGATATATTACCAGAACTACCAGGTTATCATGTTTTAGTTAGACCTATAAGTATTAAAGAAAAAACTAAAGGTGGTATATTATTACCAGATGCAGTTAAAGATGATATGTCTTATTTAACTACAGTTGGTAGAGTAATAAAAATTGGTGACTTAGCTTATCAAGATATAGATAAGTTTCCAAATGGACCTTGGTGTGAAGTAGATAATTATATTTGTTATGGTAAACATGCCGGACAAAAGTTATTTTACAAAGGTATTAAACTATTATTGTTATTTGATGACCAAATAATAATGAAAGTAGGAGACCCAACACATCTAGACCCAACATTTAATTTAACAAAAATATAAATAATAGTTGCATTTTTTATAAAAATGTGATATAATAATAATATAGGCACGTAATACGTTTGTTTCGTGCACAACGGAGGATAATATGGAAGACAATTGGAGTGAAGTAGATACTTCTAAAAAAGAAGAACCTAAAGTAGAGTTTGAAGTAGAGAAAGAACCAGAAAAAGTTGAGGCAAAGCCTGAACCAGTTCAAGAAAAAAAAGAAGAACCCAAAAAAGAAGAGCCACAAGAGTTAGATGGTATTCAAACAAAGGGTGCTGAAAAAAGAATTAGACAATTAATACGTCAAAGAAAAGAAAGAGATGAACAGATAGCTCAACTCATTCAACAAAATGAAAAACTAAAAAGTTCATACAGCACAAAAGAAAACGAGTTTCATAAAGTAAGTAAATTAAACTTAGATGCAACTGAAAAACAATTAAAAGATAAATTAGATTTAGCAAGAAATGCATATGCAGATGCTTTTGAAGCACAAGATAAAGATAAACTATTAAAAGCACAAGAAGCATTAAATGAAGCACAAACTGATTTAAAAAATGTTGCAGTAACAAAAAGTAAATTTACTGAACAACCAGTACAAAAAGAACAAGCACCACAACCAGTACAACAACAACCAGCTCAACCAGACCCAAGAGCTGTAGATTGGCAAGCAAATAATGAATGGTTTGGTAAAGATAATATTATGACTGCTTCAGCTTTAGCAATAGATGCTGAATTAAAAAATGAAGGATACAGTCCTAATGATGAAGATTTCTATGATGAAATAGATAAAAGAATACGTACAGCTTTTCCAAGTAAATTTACAACAAAGGAAGAGACAGTACAACAAGAACGCACTGATGGTTCGTCATCACCATCTCAAGTAGTTGCTGGAGGGTCACGTTCCTCTCCAAACCCAAAGAAAGTTAAATTATCTCAAGAAGATGTTCGACTTGCTAATAAATGGGGAATACCACTTGAACAGTATGCTGCCGAAAAGATGAAGGTAACGAAGTCTGAAGGTGACTATACAACAATAAATATGCAACGTGGAGGTAAATAATGACACGAATAAATACACGTAGTTCTCAAGTAAGGGAAGCTAACGAAAGAGCACAAACAGAGTATGTATTTGAAGAACCTAATCAAACTCAAATTCCAAAAGAAGTTGAGGAGAAGTTCAAAAATTCAGGCATGACCTTGGGGTGGCTTCGTATTGATTTAAAAGATAAAGAAGATTATCAAAATATCGGTAGGAAACAACAACAGGGCTGGGAGTTTGTGACTCCAGAGGAAGCACCAGAGATGGGAGCAATTTCAGTCGTGAGGAAAGAAGGTCGCTATTCAGGAGTAATCTGTCGTGGAGATTTAGCACTAGGTAAAATACCTACGTTCAAACTGGAAGCGAAAAAAGCACATTACTTAAAGAAATCAAAGGAAATGATAGGAGCTGTTAATCAACAATTAATGGGCGAAAATAATCCTTTACCTGTAAGTAATGCAAGTAAAAGTACTGTGACGAAAGGTAAAAGACCCTCGTTTCAGGACTAATTTTTTAATCAACTTTTTTTCTAAGGAGAATTTATTATGGCTACAAGTTTTAATCCATTCGGTTTTCTTCCTGCTCGAAAAAGAGATGGTCAGCCAAACAGTGAAGGTTATGGGCAAATAGTACAGCCTGTTTCAAATTCAGCTATTGGTATCGTATCACTTCTTCCAAATGACATTTATGCTGGAGATTTGATTGTTATTGATACTGCTGGAACTATTACACCTTTAGCTTCAACATCATTGAAGCCTTCTGGTGTTTTCCAAGGATGTCAATATGTAGAAAATGGAGAACCAAAATTTTCTAGATATTTTCCTGGTGGAACATGCGTTACTGATGTCAAACTTCATGTCATTACAGACCCTGCACAAACTTATTTTGTTCAATCAGATGCTACTTTGTCAGATGGTGAGATTGGTATTGTAAATAGCTATACAGCTACTGTATCAGCAGCTGATGCTGGTAGTAGAATTACAGGACAATCTAATTATAGATTAGTAGGAGCTCCAGTTGGAGTTGCTGTAGAAATAGGTGCACATGCAAGAGTTGTTGGTAGAAAAGACTTAGATGGCGATTCTGTCAATGGTAATGTAACTGATACTGACCAGTATCCAATCGTTGAAGTATACTTAAGTGGACACAGAAGTAATTTTGTGAAAGCTCAAGTTTCAACATCTGTATAATAACTAGGAAAGGAAATAACACATGGCAATAAATAGAGCTGCTATAAGTAAAGAGCTCCTTCCTGGATTGAATGCAGTCTTTGGAATGGAGTATGGAGAAGTTAATAATGAACATGAGCCTCTATATGATATAGAGAACTCAGACAGGTCTTTTGAAGAGGAAGTCCTCTTTACAGGATTTGGTACCGCACCAACTAAACTAGAAGGTGCTGCTGTATCTTTTGATAATGCAACAGAAAGTTATGTCGCAAGATATAACAACGAAACTATCGCACTAGCTTTTGCTATTACTGAAGAAGCAATGGAGGATAACCTCTATGACACTTTTTCAAAGTTAAGAGCAAGAGGTTTAGCTAGAGCAATGGCAAATACAAAGCAACAGAAAGCTGCTGAAGTTTTCAATAATGCTTTTACTGCCGGTGCTTCAGCTATCGGTGATGGACAAGCATTTATCAGTACAGCACATCCAACAGTAGTTGGCGGAACACAAAGCAATTATGCAAATAATGGTACAAATGCTGACTTATCTCAGACTGTACTCGAAACATCTTTAATACAAGTTCAAAAAACTAAAGATGATAGAGGCATTTTGATAGGAGCAGGAGCTGTATCATTACATATACCTAACGATTTAATCTTCGTTGCTGATGTAATTTTAAACACCCCAGGTACAACTGGAAGTGCAGACAATGACATCAACAGTCTAAGAAACATGGGCATGGTGCCTAATGGTTTCTTTGTGAACAGAAGATTTAATGACCCAGATGGGTATTTCATAAAAACTGACGTTCCAAATGGTACTAAGATGTTCAATAGAACACCTTTACAAACAAAAATGGAACCTGATTTCGATACCGGAAACATCAGATTTAAAGCAAGAGAAAGATATTCTTTTGGTGTGTCTGACTGGAGAGGGTATTTCGGAAACCCAGGAGTCTAATAGCAAATTATGGGAAGGTATGAGTTACTCTGCCTTCCTATACTAATATCAAGGAATTAATATGACAACAAACATTACATCAAAATTCATACAAGGTACTGGTGTAGCAGTAACTACAGAAGGAGATACACGTATTTTAGCAATACATGCATACTCAACTGTTAATGGTACTATTGATATTGAAGACTCTAAAGGAAGTAAGATTAAATTTCAAGTTCCAGCGAGTGGGCAAGCAGATATTTATATAGGAGAACTTGGTATTAGATGTAGAGGAACAGTTAGTGTTTCTACACCTGGTGCTAATGGTGGTATAACTTTAATAGTAGGATAATACATGCCTTCGTTTTCATTTTTAAAAACTGATTTAATTAATACTACTGAAAATGATTCTTCTGAATATGAAAGTCAAATATCTAATATTGTAGAAAGAGCAGAGAGTAGATTAATGAAAGAACTAGATGATTCTGGTTTAGATAATTATTCTACATTTACATTTACAGCAGGAGACCCTGTAGTAACTGTACCAAGTGGAACATTAGTTGTTAGAAATGTAAATTATAAAACAAGTGTTTCATCTAATATAACAACACTATTGCAAAGACCTTATGAGTATGCAATAGATTATTTT